GGTAGGTGCTACCGTCGGAACCATCGCGCCAGTAGATACAACACCCGCGCCATCATCTTCGAGCGGATAAATAGTCATAGGAATGGTACCAATACCATCACCATTCGAAGGTAATAATTGACGTGCCGCCAAATGAAGCGGGGAGCCGAATCCATAAGTTTCGGCGACTGCTAATGCGCTGGTAAATTCTGCTTTATCAGTAGAATAAACCGCGGCACTATTGCCTTGACCTACGACCGCGACCCGTTGTGGTAAAAATAAAATACCGTCGCGAAGATTTTTAAAAATTGTTTGTATGCCGAGTACACGAGCTACCGCGCTTGCATCGACTGCCGTTGAAATGCCCATGTTATAGATCTCCTATGGTGCCGTGTAATCGTAATCAGCTTCGAGGACGATTTCGCCATCTTCAGCCCGTTTAACATCTACCGAGAGTAATTCTAGCGTTTCCGCTATTACTTGCGGTGAGAATTCATTAAATACTACCCTAAAAGCAATCCTTGCGCCTACTATTTGTTGTATTTGACGCCCATCAATTTGAGGCTGAAACACGGTTATCGATTGCGGCCATCGTTGCCACACTAAACCGCGTAATCCTAAATATGTATATTCTCCGGCCATCAAAATATTACGTACGAGTCGTAATGCTTTTTGTACCTCGTAAGCGGCTTCACGATCACCCGGTTTATGTCCCGCACCATCGTCTTCGCTTACTCCATAACCGTAACAATCGATGTTAAATATACCTTCGGTTTTTTGTCGTTCTTGTATATTACTACCTGATTGATCAAAATTCGAATTATCGTACCATATATTTACAATAGGGCTCGGATCATTTCCTGAATTATTGAGATATTGTTCCCATGGATTCGAACGTTCCGCGAATATCCTTAATTTCCACTCATTCGGGTCTTTTGCTGCGGCGGTGGCTAATGCTTGTTGACTCGCGATTTCAGTTACAAGAATCGCGGCAATTTGATCGCGTATCACTTCGAAATTATCTTGTTTATCGATTAGAGTTTGAATTGTCATATCGAAAATCCATTATTTTTAATCATATTTTCTTTTGCTGTTAATAATTGCAAATTATCCGGCACATGCAAACCCGATACAAATTCGCCTTGTAATGGTATCTCATGATCTACATGATGATCGATTCCCGTTTCTTTTGAAACTCGCGCAGCTATTTTATAAATAAGTTTAATTTCTCGCTTATCTTGTTCCGATAACCACAATGGGGTTCTGTTCTTTTTAGCCGCTTCGCGATTTGCATCATATACATTATATTTATCGCGATTATTTTTTTTATAATTATTATTATATTTTCTTACTGACAATCTGTATTTATCAGTATTACGATATTTTTTTTGTTTTTCTTGTTCTAGTGATGCAAATTCTTTATTTTCTCTACGTTTACGCGCAGCATCACGCATCATTTTTTTATATTTTTCAGTTTTTTTACGTCTTGTATTTGCTTCTTTTCGACATTCATAACATCCAGAATTAGAAACAAGACGTTTAGAAATATGATTTTTAGGACACATTATTCCAGTAAAATAATATTTTAAATTTTGTTCGATAGCTTCTTGTCGTGTAATTAATATCATTATTTATATAATTCCAATAAACAAATAATGATACCTAGCGCACGATCTGGATTTGATTGAGATACTTTAAATTTAAAAGCATTTCCATTAATGTCATTAAATTGGATAATCCACGGTTTAGATCCTGCATCCGCGATGCCTTGCGGTAAAGTTAAACCCGCTGTTATTAACGTAGATATGCGTAATGCTACCGAAGCTAATCGACCTGATACTGCTTGTCCCGTATCAGGATCAATTAATTGACTAATATCGTTCGAATAACCCGTAAAAGGTGGCGGAGTGGTACCGGCTGGATCAGTCACGGTAATGGAATAACCGAAACCATAGGCGCTATCTTCAAGGATAGCGCCGAGGTCCGATTCTGCTATTTCTCGTAAACCCATGATTTATTTTTTAATTACGAAACCACGTTTAACAAGGCTTTGAAGGGTTTTATCGCCTTCAGGTAGATATTTTGCTTTAACTTCATCGCCATCGGCTAAAATACCTTTAAGACTTGTAATTGATTTACCATCAGCGACACGATAAGGAGGTAGCGATTCGGCTTTTTTCTTAGCATCTTCGATTTCTTTTTCCTGACGTGCTTTTGTGGCAGCTTCTTTAGCTTCTGCAGCTTCTTTCGGTGCCGCTTGAGGATCATCGGTTGTTTTAGAAGCTGGTTTCAATTCTTCGAACATTGCTGTTAATTCTTCAAAAGTTTTACCTTCTAAATCAGCATTTTCATCGAGTTCTAAAATTGATTTTTTTAAACGTAATTCTTTTAAAATTGCGTTCATTTCCGCATTATTTTTACCTTCGAGATTGAAATTTTCATCAATTTCGAGAATAGCGGTTGTTAAATCTTTGTTACTAGGCATGATTATTAACTCCCTAAAAAGAGTCGGGGCGTTAACCCCGACTAGTTATTAAATACCAGTATCTAAACAACCGTAAGTATCGATTGCAGTCGGTATCATGATTGGACGTGTACCCGCTTCGACCATCATAGTTTCACCATTCGGAGTAATATAACCGTTCATTTGAATATCGAACGCTTTACCCGGAATACTGATACGAGAAGTCAAGGCAGACGGAACGCGTGAATCAGTAGTAATCCGTGGAATACCGCCGAATGCAGCGTCTAAACGCCCAGAAGATGCACGAACAACGACTTTATCATCTGGGATGAACTTCGTTGATACGCCCGTTTGTGGATGCTTATAACGACCGCCATAAGTCCAGATATCATAACTATAGTTACCGATTTCGATAACACCGCGGAAAATACCGCCGTTACCCATCAATTCTAAAGGTACAATACCGTTACCATTAATACGACGATTATCCATACGATCTAATACTGCTTGATCTTGAATGAATAATTCGTAAGAACCTTCACCCATGATTAACATATCAGGATTCGATAACCCATCACCACGAATAACATTAGCTAATGATTCAATATCAGCTAATTTCGTAGATGAAGCACTACTCCACGCTATACCAGCGGTCGGGAAATGAGTTGCTTTCGGTTTATAATCAATCGTATAAACTGCGACACCATTTTCGTCGATTAAAGTAACCGTACCAGTGGTCAACACTTGAGACGATTGATATTCGACGGCGCGTGCGATTTTACGTTGCAATTTTTGACCAAGACGAACACCACGTTTAAGCGCGTTAGCCATGAAGTCAACAGATTGGAACGGATCATCACCGGGCATACGTTTAATTAATGTATGCGCGTTAATTGGTCCCGCTTCTTTATGTACAGGCGGTTTAAAGCCTTTATTCGTGTAGAGGTCTTCACTATTTAAGCGAGCACCCGTGCTCAAATCTTGAATAGCGATCGAGATATCTTCTTCAGTACGAACGATATCGATTTCGACTTCTTCCGAATTATGGAAGTTACGACGCGGAGACTGAAACATCCCCGACAAAAACATAGTCGGTTCGGCATCTTGCTCATAGGCCGCAAGCATCACTTTTGTAGTTGTATCACTCATGATGATCCAGCTCCTTTATTGGTTATCTGGGATGTTGAGTTCATCAACATTCAGAGGGATTAAACCATAATCGCGTAATTGATCGATTACAGCGTTATCGACATTAGAATCGTCACCATCGGCGTCGATAACTAAACGTTCTTTACGGTAAACACCAGAAACACCAGCGCGAACGGCTTCGTCACCAGCACCCGCAGCACTAACCGGATAGGTTAAAATCGCTTTAGGAATACCGTTTTCATTAGTTACACCACCTTTAACGTAGATAACAAGTTTCAAAGAAACACTATCACGCGCAAGGATTGTACCTTCGAGTAAATCGTCAGCACCGGCAAACGTCAGAAGTTCGTCTCGAAATTCTGCATCTTTAACAATAACAGAACCGAGATCGTTATTTGTGATTACTGGATCAGGCATGATTATCTACTCCCAATTCGTTAGCTAATGCGTCCGCGACTGCTTTTTCGTGCTCGTCGTCAGTTTCGGTCGCTTCAGTTTCGAGATCGTCTTCGCTTTCGCTCGCACGATCACTCGCTGACTGACTGTTCATACCAGCCGCCATATACTTAGCGTTAATAGATGCGGATAATTCCGATCCATCTTCAATACACGCAACGGCGAGATCCATATCTTTCGAGGCTTTACCCATCGTAAGATGTGCTTCCACGCGTTCGCGCTCCTGTTTAACACCTTTGTCCACGCCTTCCGCTTCAATTTGAGCGACTAGGGCGGGGTGTTCTGCTTTTAGAGTTTTTAGGTCCATTTCGGCCCCCTGTTGTTGTCCACCGCCCACGGCGGCACTGGTTTCGGAAATATCACTATTTCCATTAATGATATCACTATTGCTAGTAATATCGTTATTCTCTTCATCATCATTAACGACAGTTTCTACACTATTTGTGATAATTTTGTCAATCATACCGACTTTTAACGCGTCGGGCTTATCTGAATCAGGATCTTGAGCGATCAG